CCAAGCGCCGATGGCGAGCTGCATGGGGCGCTCCGACGCTCGATCGGATCGAGGGCGGCGGCGGATTGGGACCGTCAGACACGACCGTTCGGAAATGGGAACGGGACATCATGGAGATGGAGAACGAAATGATCCGATCTAGCCAGTATGGCGTTGGACCGTTTCAGTGGGTGTGCCTAGAAAACATCGACACGACAAAGGATTATGACGAGGTTATCATATCTTGCATGATGGCGCTAGCAATTCATCTCGGGCGGATGGACGGAAAAGCGCATCCATTCGAAAAAGATGCTTGACGCTTTGTTTATCCCATGCTAATGCGATATGAGGCTTAATAGATAATTGTCTTTAGGCCATGAGTTTCGAGCGGTGGTGTTTGTTAGCGCCTCATTTCGATGAGCGTGAGCCCAGAGCGATCTTGGCTTTCCACACCGCTCGAAAGCCTACGAGGCCCTGCGCATGTCATCAGAGCATACGCAAAAGCGCCTAGCGCTCCTCGAACGAGGCTACGGTCGCCAAGAGCAAATGGCGAGACAGATCAAAGAGCTTGATGCCGCTCATGCCGAAATGTGCGCCGGCCAGCTATCTCAAGACGAAATCATCGCCTCGCTTATGCGAAGGCTGGAAGAACTAGAAGCGGAACGCGCCATGGGGAAATCAATTGCCAGTTCTACCTAATGCGCGCCATGAGCGTTTCGCCCAAGAGATTGTGAAGGGTAAAACGGCTGGCGACGCTTATGAGGCAGCGGGATATAATCCTAACCCTAGAAACGCCGGTAGGTTTAAGCAAAATAAAGAAATCATGGCGCGGATAGCTGAAATCCAAGCACGGGGGGCTCTTAGAGCCGAAGTAACGGTCGCTAGCGTGCTTAACGAGCTAGAGGAAGCCAGACAGCTTGCAATGTCGATAAGCCAGCCAGCAGCCGCTACAGCCGCAGCAATGGGCAAGGCGAAAGTTAAGGGGTTAATAGTGGAGCGTAAGGAAGTCGGCGCTCCCGGAGATTTTGACCGAATGAGCGACGATGAACTACGAAATTGGATCGCGCGAGAGACTTCAGCTCTTAGCTACAGCGATACAGACGGAGAAACTTCGCACTGAAAAGCGCGAGTGTGAAGACAGCCTATCCGCGTTTATCAAGGCTGCCTGGCATGTTATCGAGCCCGGCCAGCAATACATCCACGGCTGGCACATTGACGCGCTGTGTGAGCATCTTGAAGCGATTTCAGACGGTTTGGAGGTAGACGGCAAGCTTTTCAATCGCTTGCTCGCGAACATCCCACCCGGCACTATGAAGTCAATGACGGTCTCGGTTATGTGGCCGGCTTGGGAGTGGGGGCCAAGGAATATGCCGCATTTGCGGTATGTCTGCGCTTCTCATAGCCAAAACCTAGCCATACGCGACAGCACGAAGATGCGTCGCTTGATCGTATCCGATTGGTATCAAAAGCGTTGGGGAGATAGAGTAAAGCTAACGTCAGATCAAAACGCTAAGACAAAGTTCGAGAATACGGCGACAGGTTTTCGCGAGGCTTGCGCGGCAGGATCGATCACTGGCGCGAGAGGTGATAGGGTCATCATTGATGATCCTCATTCGGTCGAGGGTGCGGCATCCGATGCGATGCGCCAGACGACGATCGATTGGTTCTTGGAAGCTGTCCCAACCCGCGTAAATAACCCAATCGAAAGCGCTATCGTCGTTATCATGCAGCGGTTGCATGAAGAGGATGTATCCGGGATTATCGTTAGTAAACAATTAGGTTATGAGCATCTTTGCCTTCCGATGGAGTTCGAGACATGGCGAAAGCCGTTCAAAACGGTCATAGGCTTCCAAGATCCTAGAGAGGAAGAGGGCGAGCTTCTATTTCCAGAGCGGTTCCCGGCAGAAGTCGTTGATCGCGACAAGCGCGTCATGGGGCCTTATGCTTCGGCGGGTCAGTTTCAGCAAACGCCAAGCCCTCGCGGTGGCGGAATAATCAAACGGGAATGGTGGCGGACTTGGAACAGTGAGGAAGCTGCTTCTCAAGGGATGAACCGAGAAGACGCTTTCCCGGCAATGGATTACATCATTGCAAGCCTTGATACGGCTTACACTGAGAAGCAGGAAAACGACGCTAGCGCCTTAACGATTTGGGGGGTTTGGCAGCGATCGGGGCAAGAGGCTAGCGGGCTCATAACGAAGCATGGGCGCTCGCTGGTCGAGGATGGCCGCGACACGTTGCCTTGCGTTATGCTGATGAATGCGTGGGAGAAACGCCTTCCCATTCATGGACCTGAAATACCGCGCTATCCTGGCGAGCAGACCAAGGATTATGAGGCGCGCGCCAAGGAAAGCTGGGGCCTCGTCGAGTGGGTCATTCATTCGTGCAATCGGTTCAAGATCGATATGTTGCTGATCGAGTCGAAGGCCAATGGAATCAGCGTCGCTCAAGAGATTCAAAGGCTTAATCGTCAGTCTGACTGGGGCGTGAGGCTCGTCAATCCTGGCAACGCGGACAAGGTGGCGCGGGTCTATGCGGTGCAGGCTACGTTCTCCAATGGGATTGTCTTTGCTCCTGATCGCTCTTGGGCCGATAGTGTTATCAATCAGTTTGAGGTGTTTCCCAAGGGTGCGCACGATGATCTCGTGGATTCGACCTCGATGGCGCTGAAGCATTTGCGTGAGACCGGGCTGATCCGCAGGGCGAGTGAGGTCGCGGCGGAGTTGACGGGTGGGTTAATGCACAAGAGCCCGACTAGGCCGATTTACGATGTTTGATACAAAAATTCGCTTGCGGTGTTACAAATAATCCACTATTTTCTGTATCATGAGCGACAAAGAGAAAAACAGCCCTGATCCGTTCCCGCATTTGCCGCGTCGAGGATTATATGTCGAGGTTCCTCGAACGGTTTACGTGCAGACCAAAGCCGGGTTGTTCTCAACGTCTGAAGTTGGTGACATGACACGGTGGGATGTTCCGCTCGATAAGGCCAAGGCTATCGATGACCTCCGCGTCGCGGTGAATGAAGCTACCAAGCGAGGGCGTGGTCGTCCTAAGTCAACCGAGAAAAAGCCGTGGGAGATTGAAGGTATTTCTCGCATGACGTGGTATCGGCGTAAGAAGGAAGGCAAGTGATGCTCAATCAAGTGCTGCTAGATCGGTTTCCTAGCCATCGGTTTCCTAGCCCGGTCGATCTACACCACATTCCGACTGCCCGTCTCGAAGCGCTCGCGGACAAATACCGTCGCCGCGCTTTAGTGTCCCCGAACGATAAGGGGCTTCAGATGCGCATTCAGTTCATCCTGTCCGAGATCGGGATGCGCCAGATGGTTGCTGATATCGAGCGCGACGTGGAGACAGAGTGATGGCGGGCGATCTAACGGAAATGATGAAAGCCATCTATCCAAGAGAGAAGGTTGCTGTTGCGTGTGCCAAATTTATCTCTGATCATCCGATTGACTGGGAGCGTGTGTTTAATGATCCAGCGTATGCTGAAGGTATGGCAGATGCTGTCACCCACGGCGTCGGAGTGATTAAATACGGATCAAAAGTCCAGCATGTTCCGTATTCCATATTCTTTCAATCGTCTGATGGTCTGGTTGAGTTATCCGAGGACAGCAAATAAATGAGCCTAGCCCCTATCATCCTATTCCGAGTTACGCCTAGCAAGATTGAGCATGTTCCGTTGGACGAAATGCGGGGAATTATTGGGCCAGCATGCGGAGTCGATCCGTTACGCGATGGAGCATTGTGATGGATCATAAAAATAAAACGATGTTCTTAGGTGAGTTGATCGACCTTCCTGACAACGATAGAAAGACGATGCCGTTTGGCGCTGCAAAATGGGCATCATGCGCGCTGATTATTTGTGGCATTATGTATGCTGCGGGCTTCGAGGGCGTTTTTAACCTGTTCTTCTGGTTATTTCTGATTTGCAGCTTCCTTTCGCCGGTTATAGCGTTTTGCTGCTATATCTTCCTTTGGGGCTGTGTTGGTCATTCGGTTGATCGCTACATCGACGACAAGATTGATTATGCTAGACGGAATGGCAGCAAATAAATGAGCCTAGCCCCTAGCGCCATCCGTCAAGTCCAGCCGCAAGCTGATTTGCGTCAAGAGAGTGAAGTTATTATATTCCGAGTTACGCTGCGAGACGCATTCTTTTGGGGGGTATTGGTGACGCTTGGGATAATTGGCTTTTGGTGGCGCGAGGCGTGGTTTTCCATGATTGGAATAGCTGCTGCTGGCATTAGGTTCGAGAAATAATGCCTTTAGTTCCGAGCGCTATTCGTCATCGTAAGGAGGATTAAATAATGAAATTTAATCGCGGTCAGAAGTGTTTGTATGATCAATCTTTAGCGCGAGTAGGAACGTTAATTTCTGCTATTATTTACCATGAAGATAGGATTTGGTATAAGCTCAATTATATTGACGCGGAACAATTTGTCTGTATGCGTACTAAATTTGGTGAAATATTGGCTACGCCAACGGCTATTTTCTTCGATGATAAGCGATT